TGTAGAATACGATGGTGGTATAAAGACTAAGTATATTCAAGAGTCAGATGGTAAGCTAACTATTAATAATCAACAGGATGTAAATCCTTTGTTGAAAAGAAATAAAGAGCTTTATAATCATGACAATGGATACTTGTCTAAAGCCAAAGAAATGAAACGAGTAGCTAGTATACCTCCATTAGTACTACAGATCTGGGCGAAAGAATACAATGGTAGCAATAACTGGTTTGCATTACCAAAAGAAATACAAAAAAAAATTATGAGAACTAAACTAAACTCTAGTGAGTTTAGATATTTTAGAACAGCAGAAGGCAGTTTATAATGGCACTATCAACATATACAGAATTAAAAGCTTCAATAGCAAATTTCTTAAATAGATCAGATCTTACAACTGAGATACAAGATGATTTTATTAAATTAACAGAAGCTGACTTCAATGCTAAATTAAGAATTAGACAAATGGAACAGCAAGACGATGTAACAATCAATGCTGAACAAGTAAATGTTCCTACAGGTTTTTTAGCTGTAAGATCATTTTTTATATTACAATCATCTACCAAGTTCCCATTAGAGTATATTACACCACATAATATGTTTGAAACAAAAGGTGGATCTAGAACTGGTAGACCAAGAACTTATACAATAGAGGCAGATAATGAAGTGGAAAAATTTAGGTTCGGTCCTGCTCCTGACACTAGCTATACTGGTAAGTTATCTTATTATAAAGCTATCGGAGCACTTAGTGATTCAAATACATCAAATTATATTTTAAATAAACATCCTGCAATATACTTGTATGGATCTTTATATCATGCTGCTAATTTTCTTGGTGGTATTGATCAAACACAATTATCACAATGGTTACAAATGTATTCTACAGCTTTAGAAAGATGTGAGAATAATGATAGACAAGATACATATGGAGGTGCACCTGTAACACAAAGAACAGATGTACAAACAGACTTATCATTTTATAGGAGTAGATAATGCAAGTACCTTTTGGAGAATGGCTACCTGATCAACCTGAGCATTTAAAACCAGGTGCTAATGTAGCTACAAATGTATATCATACTTTAAATACATATAAAAGATTTCCATCTTTAGTTGATTATACAACTAATAGTGTTGCCTCTGATGCTAGAGGTGCAGGTTCATTTAGAGATAACTCGAATAATATCTTTAACTTTGTAGCAACAAATTCAAATATATTTCAATTAGCTACAGGAACTTTTACATCTAGAAAATCTGGATTAACTGGAACTAATAGTGATTTTGTAACTTTTACTCAGTTTGGTAATCATGTAATTGCAAGTAATGGAGTTGATGCACCACAATATTATTTAATGGGTACATCTACAAACTTTGCTAATCTTAGTACAATAGTTACAGCAGGAACATTACCTACATTTAGAGTATCAGGAGTTATTAGAGATTTTTTTGTTACAGGTAATCAACCTACAAATACAAATAGAATACAATGGTCAGGTATAAATGATATTGCTACTTGGCAAGGTAAACAAGCAGACTTTCAAGACTTACCTGGATCAGGTGGTAGAATAGTACATATTACATCTGGTGAGATAGGATACGTATTTAGACAAAACCAAATTATTCGTATGGACTTTGTTGGTGGATCTGTAGTATTTAGATTATCAGTTATATCACCAAATAGAGGAGCTGTTTATGGACAAACAGTTTGTCAAGATAATAGAAATGTATTCTTTTATTCTGATGATGGATTTTATCAATTATCTGGTGATACTATTACACCTATTGGTGCAGAAAAAGTAAATAGATTTTTTGATCTTGATCTTAACAAAGCATATACAGACAGAATTAAAGCAGCTGTTGACCCATTCAATCAATTAGCATTATGGGCATACCCAAGTAAAAATTCTACTGCAACAGGTTTATGTGATAGAATTATTATATATAACTATGCTACAAAAAAATGGTCATTAGCAGAAGCTAATACAAGTGTAATATTTCCACAATTTGTTGGAGCTTTTACAGTAGAGTTAATGGATATTATATCTGAAAACTTAGAAAATATTAATGCAGCTTTAGACACAGACTTTTGGAATGGTGGTCAAATGTTTTTAGGAGCTATAGATGAAAACTTTAAAGCAGCTATATTTTCTGGAAACTCTAATGAATGTGAAGTAGAAACAGCAGAGTTAGAACCTTTTCCTGGACTAAGAGCTAATATAACAGGAGTAAGACCTATAGTAGATGCAGTATCTACATTAACAGTTAAAACAAAAGAAAGAGTTGCTGATGATGAATCTGAATCTGTATCAGTAACACAAAACTCTAGTGGTATGAATCCAGTTAGAAAGTCTGGTAGATATATAAGAGCTAATGTTAAAGTACCATCTAGAACAACATTTACTCATGCACAGGGAGTAGATTTTATATTAAGTAAAGCAGGTATAAGGTGAGTGATACAAACGATATAGATAATGTAAGATATTCATTTGAAACACAAGAGTTCTTTCAAAGACAATTAGAACAAAGTGTAAACGAATTAATTAATAAAAATAATACTGAAAATGACAAAGCTTTTGCTTGGTTCATGAGTTAGGAGAAAAATGGCAGGAATAAAAGATTATAGTACAACAGCTGGTAATAATACTTCAGTAGGAGGTGTTAGTATTGCTGAAGGTATGTTACCTTCCAATATCAACAATGCTTTTAGAGCTGTAGCAGCTGATGTAAGAGAATGGTATAATGATGCCCAATGGGTAATCTATGGTGATGGTGATGGAGCACACACTTGCACTTATGTTAGTGGCACATCTTTTAAAATAGTTGGAGCTAATGTTACAAGTATTTATGAAGCAAACAGAAGAATAAAAGCTATTGGATCTTCTACAGGTACAATCTTTGGAACAATATCTAGTTCAACATTTTCTTCAGACACAACAGTTAATGTAACTTGGGATTCAGGATCATTACAAAATGAATCTTTAGTAATTTATGTTGCAATTCTTTCAGCATCAAATACATCAATACCTTTAGGTGTAATTACAGGATCAATGTTATCAAGTGGATTACTTGTAAGTAATTCAGCTCATGCTTCTCATACACCAGATGATTTAACAGTATTTACAACATCTGCATCAGACTCTAGATATTTTAGACAAGATTCAACAGAAACAATAGCATCAGGAGATACTTGGAGTAACTCAGATACTAAAGTAGCAACAACTGCTGCTGTATCAGCTAGAATTATAGACCTTGTTGATGATGTAGGTGGATTTGTACCTATAGCAAACGAAACAAGTTTTCCAAATGCAAACCCAGATGTTAATAATGGAGCTGGTACTATTGTTAGTATTACAGCTTTATCTACTGGATTAACAGCTAATGGATCTGGAGTTATTACTATTTCCAATGGAACAGTAGGAAACTCAACAGTAACTTTAAATGGATGTGGAGCTGGAGCTACATTTGCTTCAGGCTTTGGATTATTAGTAGAAACTACAACTACACTTAATACATATACATTTGTAAGATTAGTTCCAAAAGCAACTGAAGTTTCAACTGTTGCTGCAAATGCAACTAACATTTCTGCTGCTGGAGCAAATACTACAAATATTAATACAGTAGCTGGACAAATCACTCCTACAAATAATATTGCTACACTTGCAGGAATATCAGGATTATCAGCTCTTGCATCAGCAGAGTCTAGTGGTCATGTAACAAATGTATCTAATAACCTATCAGGTGTAAACTCATTTGCTGAAAGATACAGAATAGCATCATCAGCACCTACGAGTTCGTTAGATGTAGGTGACTTATATTTTGACACTACTGCTAATGAATTAAAAGTTTACAAGTCATCTGGTTGGGCATCAGCAGGATCATCTGTTAATGGTACTTCTGCTAGATTTCAATATACAGCTACTTCTAACCAAACTACATTTTCAGGAACTGACTCATCAGGAAATACACTTAGTTATGATTCGCCATTTATAGATTGTTATCTTAATGGTGTTAAACTCGTAAATGGTACTGATATTACAGTAACATCAGGTAACTCTGTTGTTCTGGCATCTGGTGCAGCTGCTGGTGATATTTTAGATTTAGTAGCTTATGGAACATTTAATGTTGCAGCTATTAATGCAGTAAACATCACATCAGGAACATTAGGATCAGCTCGTTTACCAACTGTACCTACTACAAAAGGTGGTACTGGTCTTACATCTATAGGATCTGCAAATCAAGTTCTTAGAGTTAATAGTGGAGCTAATGGATTAGAGTTTGCTGATATACCTGGATTTGGTGGAGTTCTTGGAGTATCTGATGGTGGTACAGGATTAAGTTCACTTGGTTCAGCAGGACAAGCTTTAGTTGTAAATGCTGGTGCTAACGCATTAGAATTTGCAAATGCATCTTCAGCAGAAGTTTATGGTTTTAATTTATCATTTTCACCATCAACTATAAGATATAACGTAACTGTTGTAGGTGGTAATCCATCTAATCATCCATATTATAATCAGGGTTCTACAAATAAATATGCAATTAGTGGATCTACAGCTACAGCAGATGTTACATTAGAATTATTTGAAGGAAATACTTATATATTTGATCAATCAGATAGCTCAAATTCTGGACATCCATTAAGATTTTCTACAAATGCTAACAATAGTCCATCTGCTCCATATACAACTGGAGTAACAGTAGTTGGAACTCCAGGACAAGCTGGAGCTTATACACAAATTGTAGTTGCATCTGGTGCTCCAACATTATATTACTATTGTCAGAATCATGGTAATATGGGTTGGACAGCAAATACAGAAGTACCTGCAAATAATAATTTACAAGTAACAACGACCAATCAAGGTCAAGACAACATCACAAATACTCAATATGCTGCGTTTGATGATGTTTTATTTAGTGCGAGTGGTTTTACATTCTCACTTTCAAATGGCAGCTTAATAGCAACCATATAATAGGAGGAAAAAAATATGGCTACAATAGATATAGGCAAACTAGCATTTACTCACAAAGGTGATTATAATGGTAGTACTGCTTACGTTGCTAGAGATGTTGTCTACTATAATGGGTCAGCATATATAGCAAAAACTTCAACAACAGGTAATTTACCAACAAGCACAGCTCATTGGTCTACTTTTGCTTCTGGCTCTGGAGGAATATGGAACAGTGGTTTATCATTAGGATCAGCAAATCAAGTAGTAGCTGTTAATAGTTCTGCGAATGCACTAGAGTTTCAAGACGCATCTGCTGGTGTATTTAGTCAATATAAAATTAGACGAAATCAAAGTGATTATTCTAATAGTAATCAAAGCAGTGATGTAACTGCAACAAATCATTATGTTGATATTACACCGACTACAACGAGTAAAAAAATAATGCTTAGATATACTATACCACTAAGGCTGCAAAGTGGTGGACCAGATTGTGGTTTTAAATACTGTCTATTAAGAACTGTTGGTGGTTCAACTACAGAAATCTATTCAGCAGGTAATACACAATTTTACTACTATGATAATGGGGGAAGTACAAATAACAGATATAATACTAATATTATATACGTTGATAGTCCAAACACAACATCATCAGTAAGATATAGTTATAAATTTAGAAATCCACATTCAACAGCTGTAGTTGAAGTTAATGATGATACTTCTAATGATTACACACAAATTGAAGCATTTGAAACAGATGAGAATTATCAATAATAATTAAGGAGTAAATAAAATGGCAAAAAAATATATACACGCAATACAAGCAATTAGACCAAATGCACAAGTAGGTATGGAAGGTAATACTTATGAGGGCATTATTTGGTTTGATGAAACACCTATTGATAAAGCTACTTTAGACGCAAAACTTGCTGAATTACCGACTGAAGAAGAAGATAGACAAGCAAGAAAAGATTTACAATCTAGTGCTAAAGCAAAGTTAATAGCTGGTGAGCCTTTAACTGAAGCTGAAGCAGATACTTTGGTAATGTAATATGACAAGAGCAAGAGACTTAGCTGACATGATCAGCAGTGGTAAGATCGAATTAGCAGAGATTGCTACTTCTACACAAGAATCATTAGGTAATACAGACCTATATGGTTTTAAAAAAACTAATGGTTCTGGTAGTCAGAAAGAAGATCTTATTCTTACAAAAACAAATGGTGCTGATAATATATCAGTAGCAACAAACGATGGTTCTCAAACAGATTTATTTGATGAGAGCTTTTTTAGTAAAAAAGGACTTACATTCTCAGTGAACTCAGATGGTGAACTGATAGTGACAGTCTAACAACAAAGGAGAAAATATAAATGGCAACAGTAAATTTAGGAAGAATTAAGCCAGTATTCAGAGGTGCATACAATAATAGTACTTCATATGTAGTTGATGACATCGTCACTTTCGGCAATGAAACTTTTATTGCTATTCAAGCTGGATCTGGTAACGCAACGTCCAACGCTTCCTATTGGACAAAGTTAGCAGCAAAAGGTGCTGATGGTTCAGATGGTACAGATGTAGGTACTACATTAACAACACAAGGTGATATACTTTATAGAGACGCAAGTGGACTTGCTAGACTTGGTTATGGAACTGCAGGACAGGTTCTTAAAACAGGTGGGTCTGGTGCTAATCCAAGTTGGGGAGACGCAAGTGCAGGACATCTAGTATCTTTTCACGAAGATAGCGATTACTCTAATCACACTACCACATCTACAAGTTTAGGAGTACACGGCTCAACTATATCTATCGCAATAACACCTGCTTCAACTAACAGTAAATTTTATTTAATACATACATTTCAAGGTGGAAATAATATGTCTGCTAGAAGAAGTATATATAAATTTTTTCAAGATGGTTCAGAAATTAATAATACACAAATGGAACACGAATTTGTTGGTGCTTATTCAAATGAAAATCCTAGTGCTATGTCTGCTTTAGTAAGTCCAAGTACGACAAATCAAATTACGTTTGATGTAAGATTTAGAGCAAATGGTTCAAGTGATACTGCAAAAATTAATATGCAAAGATTAGCAATATTTGAATTTGCTAGTTAATTATAAGGAGAAATAAAAATGATAATGAGTAGAGTAATAGAAGCAATCTTGAAAATAAATCCTGATGCAAAAGTATCTGTCACAAATGATGACATAGATACTATAATTTGGGAAGATGGTACAACACCAATAGCAAAAGCTGACATTGAAGCTGAATTAGCAAACATACCTACTGCTGAACAAGAAGCAGAGGCAAAAGCTAATTTAAAAGCTAGTGCAAAAGCAAAACTTATAGCAGGTGAAGCTCTTACTGAAGATGAAGCTAATACTATAGTTATCTAATGGCTAATACATACAAAAATGTAAAAGCAGATTTAACGTCAACAGGTCTAGTAGTGTTACTTAATGTACCCACTGGATCTACTTGTATTTTAAAATCTATATTAGTATCTGAAGATACAGGTGCTACACCAACTATAGATATTACATTAGTTGAATCTTCTAACATTTTTAGTTTGTTTAAAAGTGAAGGCTTAGCTGCTAATCAGACTAAGGAATTACTTACACAACCATTAGTAATACAAACAGGACAAGAACTTAAAGCACAAGCATCAGCTGCTAATCAGCTACATATTATTGTGTCTTATTTAGAAATAACGTGATCGAACTGGTTAGAATACCAACAGAAAATGTTAATGATGCTTGGGGTATGGTATCACAAAATATTGCAGATGCTTTAGCTAGATCTAATGGATATGCTAGAGCAGAACATATTAAAAAATGGATCTTAGAAAATAAGATGCAATTATGGATTCTTTGGGATTCACAAGATAAAAAGTATTATGGAGTAGTTGTTACAGAAATAATACAAAGACCATTACAGCGATGTCTAAATATTAAAATCATGACTGGTAGTCATCGTGAAAAATGGCAACATCTAATAAAACATATTGAAGATTTTGCATGGCAAAACAACTGTGATTTATTAGAGTTAGTAGC